TATATATTCTCCCAATCAAATTACCATAAGATGCATGTTTGACTAATCCATAAGTGGGAACAATTTTTAGGTATACGTTATAAACGAGTTCTTTAAACATTTCCCACATTTAATACAAACCTCCAAAGAAGAAGATACAGGGCCAGGGTTACATTGGTTGCAGAAATTAAGATCCCGATGAACACCACCGAACATAACTATGTTTTAGACAGGTCTTGAATATGCGAGAAAAAATACCCATAAAGAAAATTACACCAAATACCCTCGTCCGGTTAACTAGACCGTTCTGCCAGCAATGCCGTCTGAATGAGATTTGCTACCGGGAATTCGATGTCGTTCATATCCACCCGAAACTCTCACTCTTAATCCGGACAGGCCAGCGGGACCCGAGGGCGGTAGCCCTATAAATGTTCACTTTTTGGATTTTTTCGGATGGCAAATCTTAATGGAGCCATCCGATCGTCTCCTGCGTTTATTCCCAAAAACATCATCAGGAACAGCCGTATTCTGCCTAGAATGATCTCGTTCAGCCTTCGTCAAAACTTCTCTAACAGGTTTTAAAGCTTCAAAAATAGAATCAATGTCTTGGGTCCCTATTTTCGAAGCTGAACGCGTCATATTTCTTCGTGTCTTAGAAACGTTTGAAAGGCCTAAATCATTAATTCGGCGTGCTTCTTTTTTCATTTTTTTGAGAGACTCAGAAATTTGATCTCTTAGGACACCATCTCCAGGATGTGCTTTAGCCATTATTCTGTACCCTTTCAATCCATGCTTTCTTCAAATTTCGTTCTTTTCCCTTGAAATCGGGAAATTGCCTCATCATGTCTTCGTTCTGTTCTTTTCCGACATCCTTCTACTTGATTCTTGCAAATTTCTAGAATCGCTTGGCAAGACTTTGGTCCAGCATCAATACCTCTTTCAGCCATCTGTTGTTTGATGATTGTAAGAGGATCTTTCCCTCCCCAATCCGTCCGTATGAGGCTTTTAGTTTTCTTTATTAGTTCTTCCCCACTTTCACTAGAAAGATCTTCTTTAGGACGACCGACTTTTCTATTCGTAGTGCTCATGAAATCTCCTATGGACTGTGCGAGATAATTCGGATATATATTATCCGGATGTTTTGTCTCGCAACCTTCTCTCGCACTTTACATCGGACAGGAGATCCGAACATTAATTTCAATTAATATGAAGTTATCGATCTAAAATAAACTTATATTTCTTTTTGGTTTGTCTCTTTTCATAACCAAACTTTTCAACATATTCAGATTCTTTCATCCCCATCTTCACAGCATGCTCATAAAGGGTCTTCTTGTGAATCACAAAACCCTCAGGGCTTAAATAAAAATAACTAGGACGAGTTTTTGAAAGAAATGTCCAGTTAGCAGCTTTGTATATAGTGCCTTCATGGTCAAAAGTTGTATCAGCAAAAGAAACTAACTTTTTGAGAACCTCGAATTCATCGAACGCCAATTTCGAACATCGTGATAAAAACCAAGATGCAAAATTTTTCTTTTGATAACCAGGATGGATACAAAACCGATCGAGCTCCATAACTTCCTTAGTTGTGTTTCCTAAAGAAGTAGCGACCTCTTTTCTGACTACAGAAGCAAATTTGCAAATTGCAATTAATTCATCATCAAGATACGCTCCAACCACGAATTTTTCTTTTCTACCAAACTGCGCGTAATGGTGCGAATTAAGAAAATCCACATATTGATAATTTCTAGATTTTTCTAATTTTGATTTATCCGCTTGCCTTACTTTAACATCTTTAAAAGAAAAAGATATTTGATTAACTTGGGCAGACCCACTAAGAAAATCTGAGATTTTCTTTTCCACGATCTTCGGATTGAAAAAATCGCGTTCATGGAGATAAAGGACTCTCAGATCCGAAAAATATTTGTTTATATAAGTAAACTTTGCCGAATCTCTTCGAGCCCCATTTTGTTTCCCGTGCCAATACTCTCCTTGAACTTCAATCAGTGTCTTGTGGTTCGGGAGAAAGAAATCAAAACTGTAATAGCCGACAGGATGTTGGGACTTATACTCAATGTCCAGACTCTTTAAAATATTCGATGTTGCAATTTCAATTTTAGAAACAAAACCTTCAGAAGTAACCTTTTTCACGGCCAAAGAACGTATCTCCTTGGCTCTTTCACTGTCTGAATAGCAAGATAGGCAAGTATGCCGAAAAGGCTCCTTTGATGTCTTCTTGTGCTTTCGAATGGCATTTTTGAGAGAATCCAACCGTATGTCAGATCCAGATCGGCAATAAGAACAACGAAAAATTATTTTATCCTTTTTAGTCCTGGGAGTCCCAAACTTTTCTCGAGTAGCGTCCCAATCGACAACTCGGTCTAAGTCTAAATCTTCAGGGGCAGAACCACCAGATAAACATTTCTTACAAGAATAAGTATATACTTTCCCTACTTTTTGATGAGACCAAATTCTCATCTTTAGAGATTGAACTTTCAAAGAATGGGGTTCTGAACATTGGGAACATAAAATAACAATCCTGTCGTGTTTATTTTTAGGTACCCCAAAGAGTTCTTTTGTCTGTTCAAGAGAAATAAACCCCAAAATCTCTGGGTCTATCCGATCCCAGTTCTTTCGGGCACAGTCTGAACATCGAATCTGAAAATCTGTATTTTTATTCCTTCTGACTCGAGCTTTCAAAGAATTAAGGTCAACTGTCGAGTCAGAACCGCACGAAGAACAAACAAATATTATTGAGGATTTGCTATTTTTTGGGATCCCGTATTTCTCAACAGTCTTTTGGAAATCGCAATATTTAGTCCATTCCATATTCAAGTATACAATAAGAATTCAAGTGATTATGCAGGCATAAATATAACTTAAAATCCAGATACTTTGAAGCCCGGAAAGTTTTTTGCTTTCCGGGCTTCAAGCAGCCTAAAGAGGCTTCGTTCAGCGCGTGACGATCAGGCGAACCAACCCACGTGGGTTGAAAGCGCCGATGCCAAGGTTCTCGAACATCGAGAAACCAATCGTGCGCTCCTCGGGATTGTCCGCCGAGAGAACCGTGAGCTCCGTACGCACCGGAATGCGGCCGAAGAACTCGGGCTCTGCACAGACGTAAACAACGCCTGCAGGGACAAGACGAGAAACGATGAACTGGGCGTTCCACCCAGAGGCCATCATGCCCGTCTTCCAGAGGGTCGCCTGGCTCTCAATGTCCAGAACGTCCCGACCGAACTTCCGGATGTCCGCGTAATCGGTCGCGTTCATGTAAACGCGAGCAACACGCAGGTCATGACGCTCGATCTCGGCGAACGCGTCCGCGAGGACGGCCGGCGAAATCGGGGCCACAACCGGAATATCCGGGTTCGTACCACCGGGCAGCGAGTCGAACCCGTTGACCGCGATGGCATCAAGTACCGAGAACACCCGATCGTCCTCAGCAGCCTGGATCTGGGCCTTACCAAGATCCTGCATACGCTTGAGGAGATCGTAACGGCGCTCCTTGACCTGAGTCAGGGGAGCCTTCGGGAGAGCGGCGATCTCGAAGAGCGGGAAGATCACGCGCCGAGGCTTTGCGATCGACTGGATGCTCTCGCCCTCTTCACCAATCACGTAAGCGACCACATCAGGGTCCTTATCGTAAATCGGCAGAGCGCCATCGGGGAGCTGCTCGACCAGGAAGGTCTTACGACCTACGGACGAATAGTCTCTCCGCTCACGAAGTGGCTGAACCATGGAGGCAGCAAGACGCTTACGTCCTGCCGAACTGCCGATGAACTGATCGACAATTCGCTCCTTAACTGCGTTATCAACTACCTGTACACCAAACGGCATTGGGATATCCTTCCTTGCTCTCAGATGAGAAGTTCAACGAACATCTCAGTGCTGTTCGCGTCAGGTGGTGAAAGCACTATGCCTACGCGCATAACGTCAGGCTCAAGAGCAGCAGAAGCGCCGCCCGAACCCGAAACACCGTCGATCCAACCGAACTCATACGAGTCCTGCCAATCGTTGGTGAGGTATCCGTTCACGGAAGCGTAAACGAACTGGCCCTCTGAGTAGGTGATTGGATCGCCCACGGAACCACCAGAGTTAGTCGTCTGGAGAGCCGTCTCGTAGATCTTGGTACCAATGGCACCACCACGAACGAACGGACCCTTTCCAGAAGCCACACCCGGGGTGTTCTCAAAGGCGTTACCCACTGCATCATTGATGAAGATGCCGAGAGGACGCGTGTTTACGGTGTATGTGGGGCCAGCTGTCGCAACAGCTCCACCCACAGTGTTTGTCCCTGCGTCTGGACGCACGAACGCAACAGAACCGCCAAGAGCACCCTTCTTCACGTTCGCAGGGAGCGTGGTAGAAACGGCAGCAGCAGTTGTGATAACGTTCGGGTTATCCTGCGTAAGGGCATCCGCCGCGAGTGCGGGAATGGAATCCTTCACGTAGGAGTACAGAATACGCAGGGCGCTATTCGACAGGGTGAAATCACCCGATGCTTGTCCGCCGATAGTTCCCATTGTTTTCCTCTATTCCCAAAAGGGCCCTTGCTTGGTAACCGTCAGATTTGATCATTCAGTGGTCTCAGTCCATTGCTGCGAAACCGCTGCTGAAATCTCTCTTCCTAGATGCCTTGCTCAGTTCCTCCGAAAAGTGGTTGGTATGCGTCTTGGTGTTCAATCTTTCAGTCTATTAAAGTTCCCTTAATGAGTAGAACTTCATAAACTGATTCACTGAGGGCGTTCCCAGATATTCTCTAGGATGTTCTCCACGTTCTTGCCCTTAGAAGGCTTCACGTTGCCAAGTTTCTTGGCGGGATTAGCCGAAGCTGTGCGACCAGCGGCAGCAAACGGGTTAGGAACTACGGCTGCAGTGGCGCTCTGGAGGTCTCGAGCAGCCTGAACTTCCTCGTTATCCGAGAAAAGGTTATCAAGCTGATCGTCGCCGGGAAGATTCGATGCCGTACCCTCGTCGTCTCCGAACGAGATGTCGAGACCCGGAGAAGCCCGATGCTCCGATGCCGCGAGCGGCACTGCGGGAACCTCTGCGGGGGCTGCGGGAACCTCTGCGGGGGCTGCGGGAACCTCTGCGGCTGCGGGAACCTCTGCGGGGGCTGCGGGAGCAATTGCCTCAGGTGACGGATCCTGGAAAAGTGCCTCGAGCTCGTCTGTGGCTTCAGGCGCTGCGGGAGCAACTTCCTCAGGTGCAGACGGGGCAACGGGCGCGGCCGGATTAACGGCCTGCATCTCTTCGGCGAGCATCTTCTCGACAAGAGCTGCCTCGTCCTCAGTGATATTCTCGTCCGAGGCCTCGGGCGCAACTGCCTCAGGCGCAGCCTGATGTTGCTGCTCCTCAGAACCCTGCTCCTCAGAACCCTGCTCCTCAGAACCCTGATCGTCGGCGACATGAGCCGCTGCGGCTACTGCGTCGATGATTCCCTTGAGAATCGAATCATCCGCGGCATAAAATGCACGCGCAACCTTCTCAGTTCCCTTCTCAGTGGCGGACTCACCGAGAACACGAGCCGAGAGCTTGGCGCAAGCCATGGCGCGATTGTAACGGGATTTGGGGGCCAGAGCCTCAGGAGAATTGGCTCGAATCCGCTTCAGGGTGGAAGCAATAACCTGATTCGGGAGACCCATCAGATCCACGATCTGATCCTCAACAGCCTTATCGTTGGCGGTGCGGAGCAGAGCACGCGAGATCTGCTCCACGGCTGATGCCTTGCGCTCAGAGGCAGTACGCTCATTGTCGTACTTACCCTTGCCGTCACGACCCCACTTGTCCTCATTCTTATGAGACCATGTGTCATCACGGAACTCAGGAAATCCGACTGGATTGCGCTTCACAGCGCCTCCATCGTATTCCTTGTCAACTCGGGCTTCCCCGTGCCAACTTTCAGCCCATGCGTCAGGGTTTCCACTCTCATAATCCGTCGGGGACGGCTGAGGATGGTCCTGATTCATGTCGTAAATATCAGCCCTACGGCTCGTTGCCGCCTGACGGTTCTGTCTTTGGGTCCAAGTTGTCCGCTTACGCATGGTCAAAAAGTCTCCTGATGAATCTTTCTCATCAAGGCCCTAAAATTGGATATCCAATTTAAAGACCTTTGCCTCCAATTTAGGGTGGTTGATGATGAAATTCATATCAACTATACCTATCACTCATGAAAGGGCCATTACCCACCGAGTGCCAATGAGGCAATCTTGCCCTTCCACAACAGGAATTTCTCTTCACGACTCGAGAGCCTACGACCCAATTTGACGCTACAAGCAGCCAAATAGGATTGTTCACTTGGGTAAAATTTCATCGGCCCAGTAGCCATAGCCACTTTATAGAGTGGTGAAGCTTTTGTGAGATCGGATCCAGTCTTTACCCGATCTTCAATCCAAGACAAAGTTATCAAATCACGACTGGTGAGTTTATTCGCATGAATTGCTTTGACTCCACCATTGTGAACTATGTTATAATGCTTGACAGCCCAATTCACCAATCGTGGGTTGCTAGCAAACATTTTCTTGACTCGAGAAGAAAAATCTGAAGCTCCGTGCATCAGATTGCTGTTGTAATCAGAAACACCCATCGGCGCCTCTGCATACCCAACATCTTCGGATTGCGGACCAAGCTTCTTCTTGATTCGATCAGAAATCGCCTTGACCACGGTCTCGGTCATGCTATCGACTAATTCGTCTATTTTGTCTTGACCAGACGCAGGAGTTTCTTCAGCGTCAGCCTGAGGCTCATCAGATTCAGAATCTGATGACCCGCCACCGGACGACCCACCACCAAAATCAGTGAGGTCTCCAGTTTGGCCGCCGCCCTGGTCGCCCTGGTCGCCCTGGCCGCCCTG